TGAATGCCGTTCCGGTGCAGTAGACATCGAATTCTTCGCCCGCATAGGCGATAACCTGAGCCTGATCGTCGATCTCTTCCGAAGAGTTCGGATTGATGATGAGATAGAATAGGTCGTTGTAGTCGCCGACACACTGGATCGTGCACCGCCACCCCGCGCCGAGGGTTGCGGCGGCGGTCGTGCCAAGCGTGACGCCGGAGGCCGTGACGCGAACGATGTTCTTGTCATCGGAGGCAACCAGGGTGTCATTCGACGAGACGTTGCGCAGCGTGGCGCCGGCCGCGGCCCAGGACAGATCGCCTCGAAGGAATGTCGCGGACGATGCGGAGCCCGAGCCAAGTTCCGAGGTCACGATCTTCGACGGGCTGAGGATCACCCATCCCGTGCCGTTGCAGAACAGGTGGACGCACTGGTACTGCGCCAGGGACTTGTTCGCGGCCCCGTTGATCGTCTCCGACCCATCGCCATCCACGACGACGGTTCCGGAGCCGGAGTTCAGCACCCGGACATTGAACCCGTTCCCCGCTGTTGCTGCCGCGGGAAGGGTCAGGGTGAACGACCCCGATGTGCAGTCGATCAGGCCACCATTGTCCGTCAGGTCGACGGTGTCGTTGGTCGTAACCGCGCGACGAACGATGGTCGAGGACGTGATCGAGGGGCCGCCGGCAACGGAAATCGACCACGCCGAGAACGTGCCTGACCCCACGGCATCGGTCACCGTGACCTGAAGCGTGGTGGACGTGTAGTCGACCACGATCGCGTCCATGTAGTAGTTCGCGGGGTCGGACGTCCGGGCGATGCGCAGCGGTGTCCCGGGCGTGAACGCTTTCCCGGATTCGGCCGTGGTGAAGGTGAGATTGGTTCCAGCGACGCTGATCGCGTTCGAAGTCGAGGACGTCGTGTAGAACCCGCCGGCGGAGATCGCGCCAAGCTCGGCCTGCAACAGGGTGTCGTTGACCAGCTCCATGCTCTCGACGTTCGTGCCGTCGCAGAACAGGCCATAGACCCCGCCGGATGCCGGGAGCGAAACCCCCGTCCCCGCCGACGTCTTGACCGTCATCGCATACCCGCCCGTGGTCAGGTTCTCGAAGAACCACCACCCCTGACGGGTCGGAACGACGATATTCCCCGCCGCAGAACGGGAGCCGGTGAGGCGGATCATGGCGCGGCGAACGTCGTTGGCGACGAACTGGGTGTCATCCAACGTGATATCGCCCGATGCCGCGCAGGAGTACGAATAGACCGACTTGATCGCCTGCTCGACCAACTCGAGGTTGTTGTCGGTCTTCGTGCCCCAGGTCGCGGCGTTCTCGCCCGTCGCCTGGTCTTCCAGCTTGAGAATGGGCGTTGCGGAACTCGGCATCAGCTACCCCCATCCTGCGGCGCGGCGGAACGGGCGCGGACGCCCATCGGCACCGGGAAATCACCCTGGTTGTCGATCGAGAAACCGGAGTAGAGCGCGCGGTAGTCGTCGCGCTCGTTGAGCCCATGGCGCTTGCGAATGTCGTTCACCGCCCGGCCGAAGTAGCCCAGCCACATCCGCACCTCGTCCGGGTAATCCTTCCACCCGAAGCTCTCGACCATGAGGGCGTATTGCAGCGCGTTGGGGGCGTAGTCCGTCAGCCAGTTCGACGTGATCGAGCCCGACAGGTACGGCAGCTTCCGGGCGTACCAGATCGTGTAGGAATAGGCGCTGTCCGGGGTCGGGGCGACGCGGAGGTTCGATGGTCCGCTCTCCCCGTAATACTTCGGCGCCGCCTGCGCGGTGTTCGTCGGATACATCTCCTTGAGGACGGTCACGTCCCGCCGTTCCAGGAGGCGGATCGAGCCGGACACCGTGATCTCGACGGAGCGGAAGAAGATCGCGTCCGCCGGCCGGGACAGGCTGGCGGAGCCCGCGGTCAGAGAGCCGGACACCGAGGTCTTGAACTGCTCCAGCTCGGCGAAGGCGTCGGAGCAACGGTCCTGCGCCCGCTCCAGAAGGGTCGGGAGGGCGGCGGCGAACTCGTCGCTCTCGTCGTTCGCCCATCCACTCGCATCCGAGATGATCGAGTTATAGGTCATCACCATGGGCTAGTCCCGTCTCGGGCGCGCCAGCGGGACCGGGCGGGGGTCGCCCCCGGTCTTCCGCGGCCAGACGCCTTGCTGTTGGGGTTCGTCGAGGCAGGAGGCGCAGACATAGACCCCGGTCCACACCAGACGGGGGCCGCGGTACTCCATCTGCTGGTGCATCTTGTTCGGCCGCACCTTCCGGGCGCAGCGGGGGCATTGGTTCCAGTTCGGCTTGTCGTTGCGGATCGCGGCGAACTGGTAAGCGATCCACGCGATCGGCCGGGCCAGCGTCGGTTGCAGGGCGACAAGCCTCTTCGAGATCGTCCTGCGGATCGAGGCGTCGATCGCGATCCCGGCGGCCAGCGACCGGAAGAACAGCCGGATCGTGGATATCGAGGCGGTAAGCGGGATCGTGGCCGTCATCGACACGATGGCGACCTTGATCTTCCCCAGGACGGCGGTGAGGCCGATCGAGGCGGAAAGGTTCTTGGCGACGGTCTTGGCGATCGAGGCCGAAGAGGACAGCGAGGCGGAGAGGTGGACGGGGAACGCCTTGGCGATCGTCGCGGTGTGGTCGAGCGTGGCCGACAGCCCCTTGCCCACCGTCTTGCGGATCGTCGCGGCCAGGGAGAGCGACGCGGACAGGCCCTTGTGGACCTGACGGCGCATCGTGGCCGCCAACGTCATCCCGGCGACGAGGGCGACAGGAAACACGGCGATCTTGGTAAGCGTTGCCGCCAATGATGCTGCCGCAGATAGCCACTTCGAGATGGTCTTGCGGATCGAGGCGGTTGCCGACAGGGACGCGACGAGAGCCTGATCGTAAACAGTCGGCCCGGACGATCCCCAGCCTGCGGTGAACCCGGATGGCGGGGAGTAGATGTAGGAGGCGACCACCGACAGGCTGGCGACTCGCGCGCCAGACCCAGCGCCACCGCCGAACAGCAGATACATCGTCCCTGACAGGCCGGTGTATGCCGCGTTCGTCCCCGCTCCGGGGTTGCCGGACGCAAACCACGACCCGTTGCGCCCCCACCAGAGACGCCCATTGTCCGCGTCGTAGGCGAGCATAACGACATCGCCGTTGGCGACCGCGGAGCCGTATGCGACCGAGCTATTGTTGTTTCGCCTATTGCCCGAGGCGAACAGAAGGCCCCAGGAATTCGCGTCAACGCCGGGGTTGCCGTTAGTGACAGTATGCGAGCTGTTCGCTATCCCGTAGGCGCCATTGAGCGCGTCGCGGACCAATTCGACATACCACTTGCCACTCGAAACGCCGACCGTCGATCGAACGGTCCCCGCGGCAAAGGACGCAAGTGAAGCGGTGCGGTCGCTGTTCGATAGCGTGATGTCCGCATCTTTGTCGGACGGATTCCAGTACGGCTGCTGCGCCACACCCGATCACCCGAACACCACGTCGATCGTGAACGCGATGGCATCGTTGGCGTCGAGCCCGATCCCGGTGAAATCGCCGATCACGAACAGGTTGCCGGCGGTGATCGTCGCGGCATCGAACAGCCCGGCGTTGGTCACGGACCCGGAGCCGGACGCCGTGTAGGTTCCCGTCACCCGGTAGGTATCGCCGGCCACGTTCGTCGAGTAGGACGCGCTCGACCCCGTGATCCGCGTTCCAGTGCCGGTCGAGAGATCGGCCGCCTTCTCGGTATAAAGCGTCGTCACGGTCGTCGATGCGGTTCCCGCGCCCGTTCCCCAGCCGATGTAGAGCGGTTCTGTGCCCGTCCCGCGGAGCCGGTTTACGGCAACAGCACGGCCGGCCGTGGTTACGACTGTCGCCATGGCATCATCCTCTTGATGGCGCGGCGGACCCTGTAGGCCCAGCGGTAGAGCGGATTGCGGTGGTAGAAGGCGACGACGCCGTGGTTCTCGACGCGGCCATCGGCGCGGATCACCGTGGCGCGGATCGAGACCGATTTGGCGCCGGCGGGGACGACCATCTTCGTCATCGGGTCTTGCCGTAGTTCGGGGGGAAGATCGGGTGCGGGTCGTCGAGCGGCGGGTTGACGAACTGGATATCGACCCGGTCCAGGCACTCCCGGCAGACCAAAAACCCGGTCCAGGTCAGCGCCCGTTCGGATGCCTGCATCTGCTTTTCAAGTTCGTGGTGGTAGAACTCTCCGCCGCAGCGGTCGCACTCGGCGCGGGGGCCGCGGAACCTCATCGCCAGTACGCCGAGAAGTCGCCCGTGATGCGGGTCGGCACCCGCTCCCGGTCCTCGTTCTGCGCCCGGACCAGAAGCCCCTCGTATTCCTGCTTAAGGTACGCCAACTTCCCGCCGTCGACGGTCGGCCGGACCTTCCCAAGCTCGTATGCCATCCCCGCCACGAAGGCGGGCAGGAACCGCTCCGGAATACCGATGTTCTCGGCCGCCGACGTCACGTCCTGGTTCTTCTGGATATACCAGTAATAGAGGCTTTCCGCCGAGGCGGTGTCCGGCGTCGGCCAGACGATCAGGCGGGCGTTTCCGAGTTCCCTGAGCACGACATAGGACGAGGGCCGGCCCTGCTGCGCCTTGTTCGACAGGGCCGCATATTCCGACCGGGACAGCCGCCCCATGGTGAGGTCGATATCGTCCCCGGAACTGTCGTCGCGATACTGCACCTCGGTCACGTCGAGGCAGTCGTCGGGCAGGGAATAGGTCGAGACCCCGGCCGACAGGACCATGGTCGTGGAGACCATCTGCCAGAGGTTGAGCGAGCGATTTGCCCAGTCGGCGAGGATGCGGTTCGCCGCCCTCCGGCCGTACCTGTGCAGCCATGCGTCCGCCGCCTCGCCCCCGGTCATGGCGATGGCGTCGTCCATGATCTCACCGAAATCCATTGCGAAGGTGCGGAGGCCGGATGCGCTCATCTCGTCACCTCGTCACGCATTCCAGGGCGGGGCGAGCTTGTAGGGATCATCGGACGGCAACAGGTCGGTGTGCCCGAAGGCCCACGCCATCCATGCCTGTGTCCGCTGCCGGTCCCCGGCGCCCATGTAATAGCCAAGGCATTTGACCGACATTGCGGGCTGGCGTGCTCCGGTGTCCGGCGCATTCCCGATCGCCAGCGCGGCGTGTCCGGTCAGGATGCCGTCGAGCGCGGCAGCGGAGCCCGTGGTCTCGCGCTCGACCCCGTTGCGCCAGATCGTGACCGCCTCATTCGTGGTGTCGATCCGGACATAGACCAACTGCATCGACGTAAGGGTCGCAACGGAGCAGTCGATCTGGATGCGCTCCGTCGTGCCCGCCGCCGTGTTGGCGAACACCCGCAACTGCGCGTTGGAGGCCGCGAACAAGCCCCACCCAGGGCCGCCGATCGGGTCTCCGGCGCAGATCACCGAGTCCGTGGTCGTGGTCGAGGCCACGGAGAACAGGCCGAAAATATCGACCACGCGCGCCGCGCCGGGCTGGATGTCGTAGACCAGCACCGCGTTCGCTCCGGACGGCGTGCCGTGAAAATAGCCGTCGTTCAGCGTCGTCAGGGTCCGTCCGTCGAGGTGGATGCCCTCCGCGGCGTCAAACCCAGGAAGGTCGTATTCGGCGACGATCCGGTCTTCGTCGATGTCGACGACGACGAGGCCGCCATCGGAACCGTTGGTGCCCCATGACACATAAACGAGGTCGAGATCAGCGTCGTACCAGAGTTGATCCCAGGTCGATGCCCCGGCGTCATAGGCGGCATCGACGGCATGGGCCATGGTCAGGCGCGAGACACCCGAGGTCGTCCCGACGTAGAGCATGTCGCGGGCCGCGTCGTAGGCCAGCCCATTCGGGGCGGTGAACGCGATATCGTCGCTGTCGAGGACCGTGCCGTCGGTCTGGATATGGCGGATCAGGTCGCCGGACAGGTCCGAGAACCACAGCGTATCGTCCGACGTGTCGTAGGCAACGCCCTGGACGCTCTCGATGCCAGGGTAGAGCGGGGCGAGCAGGATTTCTCCCAACTTCGTCGACCAGTCCGCCGACATATGGACCAGTGACGGTGCATAGGTCAGGTCACCGTCGAGGTTCCGACCATCGTTGCCACACCACCACGTCCCGTCCGGCGCCCGGACCAAGCCGGTGCAGGTGAACCCCTCCCCAGGGTCTCCGCCGCTGGCATCGGGCAGGGAATAGGTGGCGATCAGCGTCCCGGTCAGGCGGGTGCGGCTCAGGCTGTCGTTGGACCCGTCGAACGCGACCGTTCCGCTGGACGCCGTGGGGCGGTTGTCCGAGGTCGACTGCGCAACCGTGGTACCGGGGTCGCTGGCGGATGCCCATGAGGCGACGGCACCGTCCGCCAGGTCGCGGCCATCCCAGATGTCGGCCAGCGCGGCATCGTCAAGCGGGGTCCACGCCGCGGTTCCTATGGTCCGGCCGACGTCTCGGGTGACCGAGCGCGTCAGAGTGCGCAGCATCAGCCGTTGACCTTGACCGTCGCGGACCCGTTGGTGCCCGTCTTCACGACGCGGATGTACCGCCAGGGACCGGCGACCAGAGCCGAGACCGCCGCCGACCCCGTCAGAGTCGCCGCCGTGACGAAGGTCGTGTCGTCCAGCGAGACCTGCACGGCGAGGCTGTCCGACGCGTTCATCGACGCGACGACGGCACGGGTGCATTCGCCCAGATCGTCCTTGAAATCGAGTTCGGTGGACGCGCCGGTCGTCGCAGCGCTGCTGCTGAAAATCGTCTTGGTGGAGAAGATGCGCGGCATCGCGTGGCCTCCGAAGAAGAAGAAAGGGCCGCCCGAGCGGGCAGCCCTTCCTATCAGCCCGAATACTGATCCCCGCCGTAGAGCCCGGCCGTGGTGTCCGGATCGGCGGACCAAATCCGCATGTCCAGAACCTTGGTCGCGTCTGCGGCGGACTGGACGCCGTAGTAGCCACGAACATCGCCCGACTTGGCCGACCCGGTGGTGTCGGCGGCCGAGAACCCGGACGAGGTCGTGATGAGTGCGCCGTCCCAGTAGATGTCCACGTCCGACCGCTTGGCGACCTTCAGCGGGAAGCCGAAGCGATCCCCGGAGCCCACCGCCACCGTCCCCGCCGATGCCGTGTCGATCGCGACCTGCGTCACGGTCTTGAACATCTTGGGGGAAGTCGTCACCGAGGCGTTCGGCCCGGCCGTCGTCCAGACCAGCGTGACGCCGTAGGTGTCCTTGCCGGTCACCGTGAAATTGCGGCCGGACTCGTCCCCGTTGGTCGTGATCGTGACCGCCCGGGGAACGTCGAGCGTGGCCGTCCCGCCCGACGCCAGGGTGCCGTTGATGGTGAGGTTCCCAGCCGCGGCGATCGACTGGATGGCGCAGACCGCGCCCGTGGCGATGGCCGCGGGCGTGATCGTGTAGCGCTGGCAGACCGCGACATCGAGGCCGCGGACCCCATATCGGGACCCGCGCCCCTCGCCGCGTCCGACGCGCAGATCAGAGAAGTGCGTGATGTTCGGCATGTGATGGTCCCCCTTCCGTCAGAGCGAAGAGGGCGGGACCGAAGCCCCGCCCGCGCTTCCGTCAGCCGCCGGACGAGCCGTAGATGCCGAGGGGATCGGAGAAGCCGAAGCTGTATCGCTCGGAGAAGTTGACCTTCAGCGAGAACGTGTCCTCGTCCTCCGTCATCCGCTTCTTCACGCCGGAGCGCTTGAAGTGGATCAGCGAGTGCTCGACGTCCGTCTTGACGAACCACGCGTCGGGGTCGGTCAGCCACTGGTTGACCATGTACCCGTCGGGCAGCAGGTTCGACGTGACGATCCAGTTCACGTCGTTGTTGGCCGTGTCGACGCGAAGCTGCGTCTTCAGCAAGCGCTCCGCGGTGCTCGCGAGGGCCGGCGGGACGATCAGCATCTTCGGGCGAGCCGCGAACAGCTTGCCGCCCGAATCGACCCACGACGACATGCCGACATACATCGCGTCCAGGGCGGATTCGGACAGGTCCACTGCCGCCGTGTTGGAGTTGGTGTAGACGCCGACCGGGTGCGAGGCCGAGCAGAGCGCGACGCCGTCACCACCCGCATACGAGCCGGCGGTGAACGCGTTGTTGAGGATCGAGGCGCCCTTGATCTCCTTGGTGATCGCCATGGACCGGCCGATCGAACGGGCGTAGCGCATCGCACCGCGCTCGTAGAGATTGTCCTCCATCGCCTCTTCGGTGATGATGAAGCCCTTCGCGACCATGACGTGCTGGTAGCGGACCGTGTATTCCTCGCCCCACTGCTCGTAGGCGACCGAGGAACCTTCGGCCTTGTCGGAGGCGAGGCCGGGCGCACCCAGCTTGACGTCCTCTTCCCATGCACGCTCCGAGGACATGACCTGGAAGATCTTGTCCCAGGTCTTGGGGATCGCGTTGTAGGTGTCGCCGAAAAGCGCGTTGATCCCAGGGACCAACTGCTTGGCGATGAGGGCACGATTGATTGCCATCTCTCAGCCCTCCCTTAGATGCCGGTCGTGGTCTTGTAGAAATGCTCGTTGATGAGCACTTCGACCTTGGCGTAGTTGCCGACCTCGTTGTCCGCCCGCGGAACGAAGCGGAGGATGCGGAGGTTGGCGGTCGCCGTGGTGCAGGTGGAGGTGTCGACCTCTTCCCTGCTGAGACCAGTCGTGGTCAGGCCGGTGTGCGTGGCGATGAAGTCGGCGTTGGTGCCAACGTCCGCCTGCGACGGCGTGGCGCTGTCGCTGTCCATCTGCATCTCGAAGATGACGTCGGGCGCGTCGATGACGCGGGCCTTCGCCCCTTCCGAGTTGAACGTGGACGTCGACGCGGGCCAGTACTTGGAGAAGACCACGTTGCCGTTGGCGTCGCGGTAATCGCAGCCCTGGAACACGCCAAGGATGGTGTTGCCGGCGGCGGCCAGTTCGACATAGCCGGTCGCCGTCATCTTCACGAAGTCGCCGAAATAGATCGTGGTGTTGTAGGCGTTGGCGATCAGGTACTCGGTGAACGCGCCGTTATACGGCGAGCCGTCGAGATGCTTGATCGGGACCGCCCCACGGGGTGCGTCGGTGTTCGCCATTGTGGCGCTCCATCGCTAGGGGTGGAGCGCGTCGCGAAACGGGGCGAGCGGCGTATTACGACCCGAACTGAGCGGGACGTCGGACGCGCTGGATATCGGTTGAGTGTTCCGAAGCATCCGTGATCGGCACGCCCGGCTGACGCGGGATGTCGACTGCCTGGTGGGCGCCGACGTTCTGCCGATGCGCGAGTTCCGCGTAGTGCCTGGTCCGCTGCTCCACGAGGCGGGCGGCGACCTTCATCAGCACGAGGTTGTCCTTGTGCGTCACGACGTCGTCCGCGCCAACGGCGGCGGCGGAAATCAGGTTCTTGTACGGCGGGAAATCGGGATACTCGGAGTATTTCACCGGCCGGTAGCCTGTCGCCACTCGGCTGCGGTACTTGGCCTGCTCCTGCGCGACCCAGCGCAAATGCTCGCCCTCGCGGGCCGGCGGAGTGAGGGCCAATAGGTCGTTCGGGTCGCGGAACAGAACCTCGTCGAGTTCCGTCGCTTCGCGATCCGACATGCTGCGGTCGGACAGGGACCGCTCGTCGCGCTGTTTCATGGTGTGTTCTCCTTCACCGCCCGTTGCCCTGCATCGCGAGGATTTCGCGTGCGTAGGACTTCGGGTTGATGCCGTGCCGCTCGCAGTAGGCCATCTGCTCGGATGTCAGAGTGACCTGTCTGGTCTGTCGTGGCGGGCTGGTGGAAGGACGGGTGACGCCGGCAACAGCCGAACCGGCGTTCCGCTGCGCCCCGCCCGGACGAACCGGGTTGACGGGGCGGAAATCGTTGTGAATCGCCTTCAGGGCCGAGTTCAGCTTGTCGTAATACTCGGGGTCGTCGGGCGAATAGCCCTGCGCTTCAAGGCGCTGCGCGATGCTGCGGGCGTCGCCGACGCGGGCAGGGTCGGCATTGAGCCACGCCGTCTGCTCGTTCGCCCATTTCTCCGCGGCCTCGTGAAGACGGACCGGCGCGGGCCGCTGCATCTGCTGCGGCGGCATCTGCTGGGGCATCTGAGGCGGCGGCATCTGGGGCCGCTGCTGAATCATCCCGCGACGCTGCGCGATCTGGTGCAGTTCCGGCGCCAACTGCATCATGGTCGTGTCGATCCTGGCGATATCGTCGGATCGGCCCTCGTCCATGGCCCGCTTCTTCTCGACCGTGAGCTGCTGCTGCACGGCCTGGAGGTACATGAAGCGGTTTTCGACGGCCTGCTGCTCTAGCTGCGCCCGCGCCATGGCGAGCGACTGCCGCTCCTGCGCCAGTTGGACGTTATGCTGGTGCAGCGCTTGGGCGGCGGCAATGGCCTGGTCACGCTCCTGACGCAACCGCTCGCGCACGCGCGCCGATCGGCTCTTCGGACTGCGCTGTTCCTCGGCTGGAGCGTCGTCGGTCTCGCCCTGCTCGGGCGCGTCGTCGCCTCCTGGAACGCCGTCCGCGCCCTCTACGGGCGGTTTGTCGGGCTGATCCGAAACGACGACCTCGAAGTCGCCGCCGGCATCATCGTTGGAGTCACTGCCGGAAGGGACAGAATCCGCCCCCGCCGGAAGGTCATCCTTCCGTTCGAAATCGCTCAACGGATTGTCCTTTGGGTTTGGCCGGGATTAGGCGGGCCGGCCGGGCCGCTAGAATCGCTTATGGATCAGGTGTATCGCGACGGCACCGAGCCCGAGCGCCACCAGAACAGCGACCACAGACAGGAATGCCTTGACGGTGACCGGATCAACGATCATCAGAACGACACCGGCTCGGTCTTGCCCCAATTGCCGAGGATGCGATCGTCATGGACGAAGGCGTACTCCTCGTTGTCGGGGCCGATGTGGATGCGGCGCTCCTGGTAGCGGTTCCACTCCACCCAATCCCCGACCTTGCAATAGGGTCCGTTAGGGAAGCGGGGCGAGCCGTCCTGATGGTTGCCGGTGTAGGCGTCCGGCCCCATGGCGACGACCTGTCCGCGGGCGGATTTCGCCTCGGCCGCGTCCTTGCTGTCGTCGGGGATGATGATCCCGCCCTTGGTGCGCTCGCGGGCCGGCTGCATTCGGACGAGAATCTGGTAGCCGCAGGGGCGGATGGGGAGGTCAACCACGGTGCTGGTCCGCCTGACGGAGCGCATCGTTCACATGGCCGTGCGTCGCGACGTAGTATGCGTCACGAAGCTTCTGCGCATGCGCCCCCGCGTCGGCGACCGAGAGCCCGGGCATCGGCACGGCCGGTGTCGGCCGGGCCCCGCCGATGGCCTGCCCCTGGAGCGCGCGCATCGCGCTTTCCTGAGCGGTCATGAACTTCTGAGGGCTTTCCTCCAGCGCCTCGATCTTGGCCCGGACCATAGCCCACTGGTCGGCGCTGGGTGGAGTGTCCGCGAGGCCGTCCACGAGACCCCGGAACCAGTCCTTGAAAGCCTTCGGGGCGATTGAGCAGTGCTCAACGTGATTGCGAACGCCGCTAGTCGTCGTCATCAGGGCCTTCCGTAACCGCCTTGAGGGCTTCCTTCGCGTCCGACAGGGCGGTGCCGTAGGCGCGAATCTCAGCGACCAGTTCCCGATAGCGGATGTAGTCATCCACGCCTCGGGTCATCTGCTGCATGACGGTTTCGATGCGGGCAGAAGTCTTGCGCTCTAGAAGATCGAATAGGTAGTTGGCGGGCGTCACGGCCTCTGCTCCTGCCGGGTCTGCTGCATCATCCGCGCGGCGTGGTCGGCGTTGATCTTCTGGCCCTGCATCGCCGATTGCTGGTGCCGCTGGGCAA